ATCGTTTCCGGTGGTACAGGCATTTACTATAGTGCTAACCAAATTTTTATTATTACTAAATCGCAAGAAAAAGATGGAAGTGATCTTGCAGGATTTAAGTTTACTATTAACATTGAAAAATCACGTTATGTAAAAGAAAAATCCAAACTTCCGTTTACAGTAATGTTCGATACCGGCATTCAAAAGTATTCAAGTCTATTTGACCTTGCTCTTGAATCTGGGCTATTGACAAAGGCCAGTACGGGATGGTATAATACTGTAGATCTTGAAACCGGCGAAATCAATCCAACTAAGCGTCGAGCTAAAGAGATTGAAGCCGATCATGACTTTTTCAAAGCTTTGATAGAACATGAAAAATTTGCTTCATACGTTGAAGATAAATTTAAACTAACCACTGGTTATAAGGAACAAAATGTTAGAGACGACGATCTTATCGAATCTGATATTGAATGAGGATTACTACCGTAAAGTATTTCCTTACATCAAAGAAGATTATTTCGATGACAATAGCTTATCTAAACTCTTCAATACTTTTTCCGAATATGTAGAACAATACAAGGAGCCTCCAACTGTTGAGGCTCTGCGTATTTCTATTGACAAACGAAAAGACTTAAATGAGGAAAACTATAAGCTTATTAATGAACACCTTAATGAAGTAAAAATCAATAAGGAAACAAACGTACAGTTTTTGATTGATGAAACAGAAAAGTTTTGTCAAGATAAAGATCTATATAATTCAATACGAAAAGCAATTTTAATTCTCGATGGAGAAGAAAAGAATTTAGATAAAGGTGAAATTCCAAAACTCTTATCTGATTCTCTTGGTGTTACATTTGACAGCAGCGTTGGTCATGATTTCTTAGACGATTATGACGATCGTTATGATTACTACCATAAGAAAGAAGAACGTATTCCATTCGATATTGATCTCTTGAACAAGATAACAAAGGGTGGTCTACCTCGTAAATCTATGACTGTGTTGTTAGCAACAACTGGTGGTGGTAAATCTTTAGTTAAGTGTCACATGGCATCTTCAATGTTAATGCATGGTAAGAACGTTTTGTTTATTACTATGGAATTGGCTGAAGAGGAAGTTGCTCGTCGTATCGATGCTAATGTAATGGATGTTACACTTGATGAGGTTGCTGAGATTCCTCGTGATGTACTTGAAAAGAGAATGAATCGATACAAATCAAAAACACCGGGCAAGTTGGTCATTAAGGAATATCCTACTGGCTCGGCTCACGTTGGTCATTTTCGTCATTTACTTAATGAACTCAGGATGAAGAAAAACTTTATTCCTGACGTCGTATTTGTCGATTATCTTAATATTTGTGCATCATCACGAGTAAAAGGTGCGGCTGCTGCTAATTCATACACACTTGTAAAATCAATCGCCGAGGAGGTACGTGGTCTTGCAATGGAATTTAATTGTGCGGTTGTTACTTCATCCCAGTTCAATCGTGATGGCTATGGTAACAGCGACGTTGACCTCACTAATACTTCTGAATCTATGGGTATCACTCATACTGCTGATTGTATCTTGGGTCTAGTAACATCTGAGTATCTTGATGAACTTAATCAAATTATGTTTAAGCAACTCAAAAATCGTTGGGGTGATTTGAGTTTTTATCGTAGATTTTTGGTTGGTATTGACAGAGCTCGTATGAAAATTTATGATCTCGAAGAATCTGCTCAGGATAATATCGCGACAGATCGACCAAAAAAGTCTGATGACGATGATGATAAACCAATCTTTGATAATACAGAATTTGGATTCCAAGATAGCAATAGACGTAAAAAGTTTCATGGTGTAAAAGAGCTCAAGTTTGATTTCAAATAAGTTATAAATAATTGAAATATCAGACTACGATCACAGGCCATGTTACGATTTAAATCATTTCTTGAAGAAAAATTCAACTTCAACGTACTGAAACATAATGATCTCACTAAAAGAGGTGGAGGTCGTATAGACGTTTTCTTACAAAAGATTCTCGATGGTGATAAGTTTATGACATCAAAGGGATTAGTAACTCTTGATCCCGATTTACACGCTGAACTAGCACCTATTATGAGAAATAAAGGACTACGTCGGCAAATGTCCGGTACAATGGAAGATGGAAGGGCTGTTAACCTTGCTTATCCTACCGATTTTATCAAATCACCTGAATTTGGTGGTAAAGGCGCAGGATTTGGTACGGCCGCAGAAGATCGACATTTATCAGCATTTCAAAAAGAAATTAATGATATCATGGCTTCAACTGGTGAGCCTACTGTTAAATTAAGAATCAATGGTCGAACAGTTCAAATGGCTGGGATCATTTCTACACCTCAACGTGGCCGTAGAGCTCCAAAGTCTGACTTTTCAATTGTAGATGCGGAAGGAAATGAAGTCGCTTGGTTATCTCATAAAGATGGAAAAAAGCCTACCGATTTTCAACAATATGGTGGACTCTCTGATTCCACATTTGATAACAACAAAGACCTAGTAGATTTCTTACTCAAGCTTAAAGAAATGTATCCTAAAGGAATGGAACGTAAGACATCTGCGTTCAGGCCTTGTAAAGATCGTAATGTTATTCTTAAATCTGTATTTGGTGTTGATTACGGTAAAGCACCTGGTCATGAAAATGTAGATGAATTCCATCAGGGTCAAATGAAGCTAAAGAAAAAAGGTAAAAACTACGAAATTGTTTCACATCATAAAGGTGTAAATGGCGATGTTCCAAAAGGTGGTGGATATGAGTGTATCTATTATGCTCGATTCACAAGTGATCGCGGTGCAAATGTTGCTGGCATGTTTATTGATAACGCAAGGATTGGTGTATTTCCTAGAGCTAATGCTGCTAAGACCGCTAAACAAATATGAAACGGTTTGCTGTTTTTAGCGAGGCCCTCGATAAGCCTTACCCTTATAAGACTCTCATCGACCCTACAAAGGGAAGAGATCCGAATAAGGCTAAGTACGAGTTCGGCAAAGGAAAAAATAAAGTAACTGTTGAAATTTATAGAACACACTGGCATGGAGAAACTGAAGAGGCTGTCTGGGATGTTTCTTTTAGCAGAGGTGGGAGTATAGAAAAAACTGGCCAAGGCGATGAGTTTAAAATATTTGCTACAGTCCTCGATATTCTTAAAAAGTTTGTTGATGATGTAAAACCTGTACACGTCAATTTTGCAGCAGAAAAGGCAGCAGATGACAAAGGAAGTAGAGGTAAGCTTTATTTGAGGCTCGCTAACAAATTCTTTGGTAAAGACTATAAAATTAGAACAGACGTAAGCAAATCTAGCTTTTCAGGTGATGAGACAATGTTTTTTAGCTTAGATAAAAAGAAAAAGTAAATGAAAAAATTTAAAACATATCTAGAAGAAGCTGCCGGCAAGAATCTCCACATGACTCATGCAGAGGATGCTGTTATAGATGGCGGTGTAATTGGTACACGTAACGTTATTAATTACTTTCGTGCAATACGAGATATGCTCTCCGGTAACGCCGATGCCCCAGTTAACATTAGTGTGAAGTGGGATGGAGCCCCTGCTATCTTTGCAGGTATCGATCCTTCTGATGGAAAATTCTTTATCGCAAAGAAAGGCGTATTTAATAAAGAACCAAAAATATATAAAACAAATGCAGAAATTGATAATGATATATCAGGTGATCTTAATGCTAAATTTAAAGTGGCGCTTGCTGAGCTCTCAAAGCTTGGCATCAAGAAAGGGGTAATTCAAGGTGATTTCCTCTTTACGAAAGACGATATCCAAACGGATACTATTGATGGAGAATCGTATATTACTTTCCATCCTAATACCATTGTTTATGCGATACCTTCGAAAAGCGATCTCGCTAAGAGAATTAACAGATCAAAAATTGGCGTGGTCTGGCACACTCTATACGGAGGAGAAACTTTTGAAACAATGTCAGCAACTTTTGGAAAGGCGATTACACCAGGACTTAAAGAAGTAGGTTCGGTTTGGTCGGTTGATGCTACATTTGAAGATAAGTCAGGTAATGCCACATTTACAAAAGCAGAGTCCGCAGAGTTAACTTCAATTCTTTCTTCTGCTGGTCGTTTATTTAGAACAATCAAAAAAGATACTCTTAATGATTTAGCTCAGCCAGAATTAAACATGAGAGTTAACACATATATCAATTCGCTTGTGAGACAGGGTCAACGTGTAGAAAACGTAAAGGGTTTTGTAAGTGGATTAATCAAATTCATCGAAGATTATTATCAAAAGCAATCAGATAAAAGATCAACTCCTGCCGGGAAGAAAAAACAAGAAGAGTTAAAAGATCAAGTTCTTCAATACTTTAAAGATCATAATTCAAAAGATATAGAAAAAGTCTTTACACTCTATAATCACTTAGTAGATGCTAAACTTCTTATTATTGACAAGCTAAGTAAAGTTGGTGGCCTGCGCACATTCCTCAAAACTTCGAAGGGATATGAAATTACGGGTCAAGAAGGATTCGTAGCGATTGATCACTTAGGCCAAAACTCTCTTAAACTCGTTGACCGATTACAATTCAGTAAAGCAAACTTTTCTGACCAATATATAAAGGGTTGGCAGAAAAAATGAGTGATAACATTCTGCTCCTTACCGATGTTATAGAACAAAAGATAAGAAAAGAAAAAGAGTTAGAATATTATCAGCAACAGCTTGAACAATTACAGCAGAAAATGTGGTGGATTCGTAAAGAAATAGAAGTGACGAACATGTGCATTGAAGTTATACAAACCGAAAAGGCTGATATAATATCAGGCCGATTATTAGATAAAGATTAAAACCTATATAATGGAGCTATACAATGGGAAAAATCCGCGATAGAGGTCACGACGGTGGAAATGAGTGGCGTTGGTTGGTCCTCGAAAAAATGGCAAGAACAAAAGGTTGGAGAAAAGGTGCCGAGCTTGGTACTTGGTACGGCGAGACCTTTAAGCATTTAGTAAAAACTTGTAGACATCTTCATATGATCGGTGTAGATTTATATGCTGCTCAACCAGAATCTACCGGTCCTGAAAAATGGACTCCCGGCGAAAACGGGCATCCTTGGAATCACGAAAAGTGCTATCAAGATATTATGGAATTCTGTGATAGATATCCTAATCAAACAACATTCATTAGAGACTACACATCAGAAGCAGCTAAACAGGTAGAAGACGAAAGCTTAGACTTTGTTTTCATCGATGCCGATCATGGTTACGATGGATGCAAAAGAGATATTATTGAGTGGACACCTAAAGTAAAATCTGGTGGACGCATCATCGGTCATGATATTCACTTTCCGACTGTTAGACAAGCAGTCACCGAACAATTTGGTGACATATATAATATTGAAGACGATTTTATATGGTGGGTAGAAAAGGAATAAAACAATGCCACCCGAGCTCAAAGCACTCGTAACCGGAAAAAGAGTTGCTGTTGTAGGAAATGCGCAATCACTTAACAGTACCACTTATGGTAAAGAAATTGATGCACATGACGTTGTTATCAGAATTAATCATGCGGCAAATTTCTTTATTGGATCTGAGTCGTTTGATGGAGAAGATGTAGATTTAGAAGCAGCCGTCGGTTCTAAGATTGATGTATGGGCTATTTGGGATAAAGCAAACTATGTTTTCTGGGTTGATAGACTACCAAAGCTTGCTAAAGAAGTGTATAATAAAGATGGTGGAGTTCAAGTTCCTTTACTCGATTTAGCAATGGGTAGGCGCTGGCAAGGTTTCTTTTGGGTACCCCGTGGAAATAATTGGAAAGATCACGTTCCTCATGTTCCAAAAGACGCTAAAGAATATAGTGAAAAATACTTAGATCAAATTCAATTTAAAGGTGAGCTTTGTAGAGATTTTCAAAATCCTTCTTCCGGAATAACTGTATTGAGTTTGCTTGATTTGTGTCAGAGAAGAGGTACAACGAAAAAGGCACCAAAGGGAAGAATGTCTCTCGGTAGATCAATGGAAGTTAATATATACGGATTTGATTTTAAAGAAACTCCTACATTTAATAAGCCCAATGAAAAAATTACAGAAACAGAAGACGGCGAAAGAATTTGTAGATTTGGTCATAAGTTTATACGTGAAAAAGACGCAATACTTACAATGTGTAAAGATAATGGTTGGAAGTTGAAAAAATGATTGAAAG